AGCTTCGTGTTCCGGTAATGCTGCGACTGCATCAGCAACGCTTATGTCATCAGGCCGTACTGACGCTGCAGCATATCCAGTTGTGTGGGCGACGACCGGCGCTAACTCGCAGATGTATTCATGCACTGCGGTGAACATACAGTCCAGTACCGGGACACTGAACGCGACAAAACTCACCGCAACTCCAAATACATCCGGCGTAGGTACTGGCGTTTCCGCTATAAACGGCGACCTGACCGCGTATCGCAGTGGCGGTACTACGGGGGTTGTTTACCTTAGTAGTAGTGGCTCACACTATTTGTATTGGGACGGCACAAACTACAGCCTAGGTTCAAATATTGCGCTTCATGCTGGCAACTACGGCGGGTATTCAGTCTTCAGCGGTGTAGTTTCTTCGGCAAGCGGAGGATTCCAGACAGCCACATACGCCGTTAATACTCGAAACAGAATTTGGAGTTTTGGTAACGCCGATGGATACGGCTTGAGCTACTTTCAGGGAACCTCTGGATATGGCGGCGTGGATTCCATCGGTATGCACTTCGGAACCGCTACTAGCGCCGCGTCGCAGTTTACGTTTGGCACCAGCGGGACGTTTATTGCCACAGGTAACGTCACCGCCTACTCCGATGAACGCCTGAAGAAGGACTGGACTCCGCTGGTAAGCGACTTCGTTGAGAAACTTGCCGCCGTTAAGGCCGGGACTTACACACGTATTGACAGCGGAGAGCGGCAGGCGGGTTCGTCTGCGCAAGACTGGCAAGAACTTCTACCTGAAGTCGTAACCGAGGGCGCAGACGAGGCCAAGACGCTCGCACTTGCATACGGAAACGCAGCTCTCGTATCCGCAGTAGAGTTAGCTAAACGTGTGGTTGACCAAGAAGCGCGGATTGCCAAGCTGGAAGCGCTCGTAGCGCAACTGACTAAAAACATCGCCCTTTGAACGGCCAAGTATCCTAAAATAGGGATGTAAACCAAGGAATAACCATGACCACAGCAGCAACCGCCCTTCTGGGCCTAGCGCTCCCCGTTACCGGCGAACTGTCGGGTACATGGGGCGACACCGTAAACAACTCGATTACAGCCCTGCTGGACTCTGCCGTTGCGGGGACGACCAATCTTAGTGCGGATGCAGATGTAACCCTGAGCACGACCGCGCTGATAGCCAGTCAGGCCCGTCAAGCCATTATTTTGTGGACCGCTGGGGGTACTATCCTACGCACAATCACAGCGCCTGCAGCAAGTAAAGAATACATCGTCATCAACAAAACATCTAGCACCCAGTCGATTAAGATCGTCGGTGTAGGCCCAACTACCGGGGTAACTATCCCTGCGGGTACACAGGCTGTAGTTGCATGGAACGGTGTGGATTTCGTTGCGGTTGCCACGTCAAGCGTTAACTTAGCGTCTCAGGTTACAGGAACCTTACCGATTGCAAACGGTGGCACAGCGGCAACAACTGCTTCTGCTGCACGGACAAGTCTAGGTTTGGCTATAGGAACCAACGTGCCGTCCCCGACGGGTACCGGAGCTTCAGGTACTTGGGGTATTAGTGTCACGGGCAACGCGGCAACGGCTACAAACCTTGCAACCACCCTAGCGATTGCAGGCGGGGGAACCGGAGCCATAACTGCAGGGGCAGCACTAACCAATCTAGGGGCGTATGCGGCCAGCAACCCAAGTGGGTACACCACGAATACGGGTACTGTGACTTCTGTGATTGCGGGTACAGGTCTCTCCGGTGGGACGATCACAACCTCTGGTACCGTTGCGCTTGCCAATACAGCAGTTTCCGCAGGTGCCTATACAAACACGAACATCACCGTAGACGCTCAAGGGCGCATAACCTCGGCAGCAAACGGAACCGCTGGTACTGTGACTTCTGTGATTGCGGGTACAGGTCTCTCCGGTGGAACGATTACAACCTCCGGTACCGTTGCCTTAGCCAATACAACAGTTTCCGCAGGTACCTATACAAACGCTAGCATTACGGTGGATGCCCAAGGGCGACTGACTGCGGCTTCGACAGGTACATCCGGCGGTGGTGGTACTGTTACAAGCGTTGCTGGCACGGGGACTGTAAGTGGTTTGTCTCTCAGTGGTACCGTTACATCCATCGGCAATATTACTCTTGGGGGGACACTGGCTGTAGTCCCTGCTAACTTTGCATCGCAAACAGCAAATACCATTTTAGCTGCCCCTAACGGAGCTGCTGGCACTCCGACTTTCCGCGCTTTAGTAGCTGCGGATGTACCCACTCTGAACCAGAACACTACGGGTACAGCCGGAGGGTTATCAATAACACTACCTATAGCAAATGGCGGCACGGGCAACACCACCGGCGCTGCGGTTAGTCTAGCAACAACAAACTTTACTGTAGCTCAGGTGGGAAGCAAGCTAGTGTTCTCCTACGGGGGCACTCCAATCATGTCTTTGGACTCTGGCGGTAATATCATATCCCTAGCTAACGTAACTGCCTACGGCACACCATAAGGAGCCGAGCATGACCCTTCCTGCCTCCGGTCCCATATCCCTGAACAACGTAAACGTTGAGTTGGGGCTTTCGGGTACTGCTACTATTTCTATGAACGACGCTGCTGTGCGAACGTTGTTCGGAGTGCCCTCGGGCGCGATCTCGATGAGTAACGGCTACGGCAAGTCCAATGCTTTCTCGTTCAACATTACGACAGGTACTGATAGAAATCTACGCACCCTAGCCGTCGCTGCAGGGTGGAATACGACGAGCGCAGTTATTGCCACAATTCCTTCAGGAAATACAATCAGTGCATCCAGCCTAGCGGCTACGGCGTTGACAATCAATGGCTCCTTCCCAGCGGGTGTGACCCTAGTAAACTCCGGCACCGTCCTTGGCTTCACGGGCACGACTGGAACTACAGGTACTGCGGGCGGTACAGGTGCTACGGGTGCTACGGGAACTACGGGAACTACAGGCGCTAATGGTGCTGGTGGTGCAGCTAGCGGCTTTGGCGGTAACGGCGGGCCGGGTTCGGCTGGCGGCGGTGCCGGTAACGGTGGTCCCGGTGGTACAGGTGGTATTGGTGGCAATGGAACTGCAGGTGGCACAGGTGGTACAGGCGGCCTTGCATTGAGTGTGTCTGTTGCAACATCTATCAACAACCTTGGCTCACTTGTAGGCGGTGTCGGTGGTACGGGTGGTACAGGTGGAGCGGCTGGCGCTGGTGGTCCCGGTGGTACTGGTGGTCCCGGTGGCACTCGCGCAGGCGGCGGTGGCGGTGGTGGCGGTGGTGGCTCATACTCATCAGGCGGTAAGTATCCAGTATGTACGCTCTCCGCTGGTGGTGCTGGCGGTCGGGGCTTCGGTATATCAGGCGCAGCCCTTGCGGGTAACGCAGGGGGTACTAATGCAGGTACAGGCGGTACAGGTGGAGGTAGCGCGGCAGCAGGTGCTGCGGGTGGCAATGGTATCAACGGCTGCGGCGGTGCAGGTGTTGGCGGCGCTGGCGGTGCTGCGGGTGCTGCAGGTGCTACTGGCCTTACTGGTGGTACAGGTACAGCGGGTTCTGCTGGCGGCACAGGTGCTGCAGGTGCTAGGGGCGCGTATATAGCGGGTATAGCAAATGTTACATGGATCAATTTTGGAACACGAACAGGAACAGCATCATGATTAAGTACAAAATAGTTGAAGTAAACCAAGCCGAGCACTCAATTGTCGTGCGGTATTACACAGAAAAAATCACGGAAACCATGTTGGCTACTGATACCCTTGACGGAGTTATCCGTCGCTGCCGTACAGACTACAGTATGGATTTACCTATCCCTGCGCCAGAAGGTGCGGAGCTGGAGCAGTTTATTATGCTTCGCGCCCCTGCAGACTGGCTTGCCAGCATGGAAAAGATGAACGATACTGCGAGCCCTGTGTCTATGGACGCGCTCGTTGCCTTGATTGGTGTTGAGAAATCTCAGGAGCCGTTGGTGGTAACCAGTATTGCACCGCCGCAAAACGAAGCCGCCCTCACGCTGAAGATTAAAGAAGTTGTAACTGAGCTACTCCAAGGAAATATCTAAGTATGCGTTTCCTAGTCCCCGCGTTGTTGGCGCTGTCTAGCACTACAGCTCTTGCTGCGCTACCCGATACTCTGACGTTCTACTCCCCCAACCCAGCGGGAACACAGACGGTTGCGTGCCGAACACTGGCTAAACTCTATGATGAGAAGTATGGCACAACCAGTACGGTTGCGTTCAAGCCCGGTGTTGCTGGTGTGTTAGCAATGAAGGAGATGCTGGCCGATAAGAAGTTTGCCATGCTCTGTTCAGGTATTTCCGAGAGCGTCATCAACACCAGCGTATACCCCGGCTACGAAGAAGACCACAAACAACTGACGATGGTGTCGGTTGTAGCACTCAGCCCTACAGTATTCAGCACAAGTGCCAGTAGCAAGTTCAGCAGTTTGCCAGAGATGCTCAAGGCGGGCAAGCCGATAACAGTTGGCTACCATTCAAGCTCGTTACAGTTTGTGGCTAAAGCTGCACTAGCCGGTGCGCCTGTTATCTGGATACCGTTTAAGGCGGGGGCTGATGGCGTACCGTCGCTTGTAGATGGCTCTCTTGATTTGTATGTTGATGGTGGGGCGCTGTCGGCGCTTATCGCTGCGGGAAAACTAAAGAGCTTAGGGCATATCAACGGCCCTGCCGCTACTGCTGGACCCGACATAAGCAAACAGTACCCTGCGGCGGCTAAGCTACAAATCATTACTGCTATCTCTACCTCCACCAAGAATAAACCCGCCGACATTGAAGAGATGAACAAGCGTATTGTTCCGCTGACTAAGCACCCTGAGTTCATCGCGGCCATGGATAAAGTGAGTAACACCCCAGTGCAAATGTCGGTAGTGGAGTCAAATAGCGTAATTGAGCACTTCCGCAAAGAGTTCTACAAGTAATGCACCCGCACAAGCGCCTAGGTACGTATCGTGTCGGGGCTGCTGAATTCCACACGCGGGCAGACGCACTCATGTATGCGTCGATTTCAGGCGGTGAGCCTCGGTGGGACTTTAATGAGGATGTGTTCGGTACCGTAGACTGGGCGACACCCGTTGAGACCCCGTTACTGGAACTCTACCGGCAGCGTGCACAGCAGCTCCGCGACAAGTACGACTTTGTATCCTTGTTCTTCAGTGGCGGGGTGGACAGCACCATGGCGCTCCATGCGTTCATTGACAACAACATCCACCTAGACGAAATCGTCATGTACCGACCAGCCCGGATGGTGCCCAAGGCAAACAAGACCGATCTGTCTAGCGGCAACATATTCTCAGAAATTGAGTTTGCTGCGGTTCCCCATCTACAGGAGCACCTGCGAGATAGCAAGACGGTAGTCAGATTTTTAGACTTAGACGTGAACATTGAGAAGTTCCTGACCCATGAAGACACGATGGCGCAGTACACGTCTTTGAAGAACCCGAACCCGAACTATTTGGCTAGGCTGGCGATGTGCACCCAAGACCCAGTATGGAACGCGCTGTACTTAGCGGACAAGAAAGTCTGCCATATCCAAGGAGTAGACAAGCCAGTAGTCAGTTTTCGCAACGGGGAGTACTATTTTCAGTTCAACGACAACATGCTGATGAATGTGTTTTCTCCTGCATTCGGCTCCGCCAATGCCGACATGGTTGTTAAGAATCAGTTTCACGAGTTGTTCTACTGGACCCCGGACCTACCGCAGATAGTCATAAAGCAGGCGCAGACCGTCAAGAACTTGGCCCAGAACAACGTGCTACTGCGGCTGCTTATCTCGGGTACCTACAACGTCAATGAGAGCACCATGACTCCGGTTCTTAAGTACCTTTATCCACCTCACGTAGTAGCTGTACGCGATAGGTTCACTGTGGGTAAAATATCACCATCGGCTAAAGCACCCCACAACAAGTGGTTCTATGACATGATGCCGACTAACACGCAGGGTGCGTTTGCAGATATGTTTAAAGCGCTGGAAGGTAAGGTCAGCGGTCAGTATTTGCATCCGACTACGCATGACTTGACGGTATTCAGAAGCCCCTTCTACAAAATTTAGGACTGTGTATGATTGACTACCTTGCATCCGCTGCTAGTCCGTGGCCTAATACGGTGCCCAAGTTGCAGTTGGTATGCGAGGTGCGTCCTGCGGACAAGAACGGGCGAGTCACCTACGGGGTTAATGAGTTCGTAATTGACGGAAAGGTTTGTCGGTACATTCTGAAAGTCCCGGAGGTTAAGCGTGATTGACCCGTTCACAGCATTTGCCGCAGCCCAAGCAGCCGTTAAGGGTATCAAAGCAGCCATTGCCCTAGGTAAGGATATCCAGTCGGCCAGCGGGGACATCTTAAAATTCTTTGATGCTAAAGACACGCTAACAATTGCCAGCACGAACCCCAAGAAAGCCGGTGTCAAAAAATCAGACATGGCCCGAGCGGCAGAGCTTGTTCTGCACGCGCACCAGATTCAGAAGGCAGAAGCCGATCTGCGGGAGTATTTGATCTACACCGGCAACGCCCAGATATGGGACCAGATCATGGTAGAGCGCAACCGAATTCAGGCTGAGCGCCGTGCCGAAGAGGCCCGCACCAAGAAGGCACACGCCAAGAAGTTGCAAGAGATCAAGGACGCCACTGCCCTAACCCTAGGTGCATTGCTGCTATCCATCTTGATTTACCTGACCATAAATATCACAATCGAAGTTACAAAACCATGAGCGATGAGAAGTTAAACGCCAACACAACGCTTGACAAGGTTCTCGGGTATGTGGACTCGCCGTTTAAACTTGCAGCTATCCTTATCATGGGCTTGGTCGCTTTCGCTGGTTACTTTGTTTACACAAACCAAGACCTTCTCATTGGGGCCTACAAAGAGTCCAAGAAGATACCCAGCATTGCCGAGGACAGGGTTGAAGATGCCTCTGCCCACCTGTTCAAAACCACCAACGCCACTATCGTTGCGGTGTTTAAAGTTAACCCCATGTTTGGGACTCGTGTGTTGTACCGGGCCTACGCCAAGGACGGCAGAGACAAAACCAATGACGGGCTGGATGTGGGACTGTTTACAAACAACGCAGCCAATAATGCTGACGTTATAAAGCTGATGGCAAACGAAGTCCCTTGCGGGGAGTACCGCACAGCGCAGTCTGAAATGGGTATTTGGTACATCAACAAGGGCGTTACCTATACTTGCAGAATCAGTGTTCCACCAGAGCCGGGGCGGTTCGTGGGGCAGATAACCGTGGGGTGGGAGACGGAACCCACAGACTTAGAATCAGCACGAACCATGCTTAGTATTGCCGCAACCATGCTTTCAAGGAGTAAACAATAATGTTTGACATTTCAGGACTGCTGCAAGTAGGCGGCAAAATCATCGACAAGTTAATCCCCGACCCTGAAGCCAAGGCACGGGCACAACTCGAACTGGCAACGCTGGCTCAAACTGGCGAGTTGGCGCAAATGGCAAACGACACCAAGTTGGTCGAGTTGAGTAACGCCAACACTGACAGCGCTCGTGACATGAACGCCAAGGTACAGGAATCAACCAGTGCATCATGGCTGGCAAAAAACACGGCCTACGCGCTGGACATCGGGATTGTCTCGGCCACCATCTTCTTGGCGTGGTTTGCGTTTATGAAGGGCGTTCCAGATGCCAATAAAGAGCTGGTGTATATGGCGCTTGGCTCACTTATCACCATGTCTGGCACCGTGCTGAACTTCCACCGTGGTAGTTCTCAGGGCTCCAAAGACAAGGGTAGCGAAATCCAAAAACTCAAGGAACAACAATGAGAAACAACTTTGCCGAAGCCCTGCAAGCCCTGCTGAAACATGAAGGCGGCTATGTAAACCATCCGTCCGACCCCGGCGGCATGACCAATCTGGGGGTTACTAAGAAGGTCTGGGAAGAGTGGGTCGGCCATCCGGTAACCGAAGCTGCCATGCGTGCGCTTAAGCCTGAAGATGTTGCTGCCCTGTACAAGGCTAAGTACTGGGATAAGGTCCAAGGTGACTTTTTACCCGACGGTGTAGACCTTGCGGTGTTCGATGCTGCGGTTAATTCTGGCCCCGGACGCGCAGCAAAATGGCTCCAAGAGCTTGTGGGTGCTAAAGCAGATGGCGTAATTGGCCCCCAGACGCTAACTACTGTCGGGCAGATCGACCCCAAAAAGCTCGTGGCAGATTACAATGCCCACAGATTGGCGTTCCTAAAGGGACTGCCGACATTCCCTACATTCGGTAAGGGCTGGTCCAACCGGGTAGCCGCTGTGACGACCGAAGCGCTTGCCATGACCGCATGAGGTGAAACGTGCCTTTACAGAAGATTCTCCTTAAGCCCGGAATTAACCGAGAAAACACTCGGTATACAACTGAAGGCGGGTATTACGAATCAAATTTGGTTCGCTTCCGCCAAGGCACGCCTGAAAAAATTGGCGGTTGGCTACGTATTTCTGCGAACACGTTTACAGGCATCTGCCGTTCACTCTGGAATTGGGTGACTTTGGCGGGTGCTAACCTAGTTGGTGTGGGTACAGAAAGCAAGTTTTTCATCGAGCAGACGGGCGTGTATTTTGACATTACCCCAATTGCAAACACGCATGTGCTGGGTGCAAATCCCTTCACTACTGTTAACGGTAGTAAGTCGGTCGCGGTTGCTGATGCTACGTACCTACCTGAAGTAGGTGATTACGTTATTTTTTCCAATGTCACTACTTTTAACAATGTAGACCTCGAAGGAGAGTTCCAAGTAGCTTCATTGTTGAGTACGACAGCATACACAGTAACGGCTAATACTTTTGCCAACGCAAGCGGTTCTGGTGGCGGTTCTCCGGTGTACGCTGCGTACCTAATTAAAGCTGGTCTTTTGGTGGTTGGTAACTTTTTGGGTTGGAGTTCTGGTGCGTGGGGTAGTTCCAACTGGGGTGGCTTGGGTCAAACTGCGAGTTCGGATGTAAGACTATGGACGCAGTACAACTTCGGCGAAAATCTGGTACTTGGTCCTAAAAAGGGCGCACTATACTTCTGGAACGCTTCGACTGCACCTGTACTACTGTACCCAACAGCAATAAGTATCTCCAATGGTTCTCCTGCGTTAGTGACGCTCACCACGAATACAGCCACTACGCTGCTAGACGGTACGGCGTTAATGTTTGAAACTACAGGCGTTTTGCCAGCTCCGTTGGTTCCGTTCACGGTGTACTATGTTAAGTACCTGACACCAACTACATTTAATTTATCGCTTACTTTTGGCGGTGCGGCGATTAACACTACCACCGCTGGGTCAGGGGTGCACACTATCTCTATTCGAGCTATCCCAGTGACTTCATTGGCCGGGGCGTCTAACGTGCCATTGAGTCAGTACACACTGCTTGTTTCCGATACTAGCCGGTTTACCTTCTGTTTTGGAACAAACGAGTATCTGAGCACTACCTACGACCCAATGGTTATTCGCTGGTCTGACCAAGAAAGCCTAACAAACTGGACTCCGGCTATTACTAACCAAGCGGGTAGTTTGCGTTTGTCTCATGGCTCTACAATTCAGGCAGTACTGCAGTCTCGGCAGGAGGTTTTGGTTTTTACCGACGCTGCGCTGTATTCCCTACAATATCTCGGACCCCCGTACGTATGGGGTTCTCAGCTCCTAAGTGACAATATTTCTATCACTAGCCAGAATGCGGCTTCGTACGCTAACGGTGTGGCCTACTGGATGGGGCAGGACAAGTTTTACAAGTACGACGGTCGGGTTCAGACTCTCCGCTGCGATCTGCGCCAGTTTGTTTATAACGACATCAACCGTGCTCAGTATGGGCAGACTTTCGCTAGCACAAACGAAGGCTTCAACGAAATTTGGTGGTTCTATTGCTCACAGAATAGCAACACAGTTGACCGTTACGTAGTCTATAACTACTCGGAAGACATTTGGTACTACGGCAATATGGCTCGTACTGCATGGATGGATTCATCACTGCGCAACTACCCCGTTGCAGCTACGTACTCTAACAATTTGGTTTACCATGAGAACGGTGTGGATAATGGGGAAGGTGCCGATCTTGTGCCGATTGACTCCTCAATTACTACTGCCCAGTTCGATATTGGCGACGGCCATAACTTTGCTTTTGTGTGGCGGATATTGCCTGATTTGACGTTCCGTGGTTCGACAGATGGTACCGTGCCACAAATGACAATGCAGCTTTTACCCTTGCAAAACTCTGGTTCTGGGTACAACAACCCGCTGTCAATAGGCGGCACAAGTGCACTTGCATCCCAAGTTATTGCCGCTACACAACAGTACCCAATCGACTTGGATACGTACAACGGGCAGATTTACATCCGGGTTCGTGGTCGGCAGATGTCTATGAAGTTAAGCGCTAACACACTTGGTACGCAATGGCAGATGGGTGCACCTCGAATTGACATCCGCCAAGATGGCCGGAGGGGTAGTTAATGGCGCTCATTGCACGGCAGCTTCCGCTAATCCCTCCTAAAGCCCCTCGGCTCCCTGTAGCTACGCAGGAATACGATAAGGTGATGCTCGACGAGGAAAATAACATCCTACGTCTGTATTTCAACACTATCGACAACTTCGGGCAGTCGCTTAACAGCAGTATCGGGGGTGCGTTTCTACAGTTCCCCTACGGCGCGTTTCACCAAGACGGGAATACAACGCTGACTGCCAACATGACGAATGTGTCTACGACAGCCATTCAGGTAACGTCCACTGCGGGATTTGTTTCTCCGGGTAACTTGCTGATTGGGAGTGAGCTAGTAGCGTATACCGGCCTAACAAGCACGACATTTACTGGGATAACTCGCGGCGTATACAGCACTACAAACGTTGCACATACTGCGGGCGTTGCTGTAACAGAAGCGTTGGGGACCTCCAGCCCTACGACCTCAGTTACCTTTCCGTTTACGTCTACGGATGCAAGCAACAACATCTCTCTTGAAACGTTGGATAACACCAAGATCACGTTTGCGGTATCGGGATACTACAACCTCCAGTTTAGTGCGCAGTTACTTAACTACACAACGTCAGAGGATAACGTGGTTTTTTGGTGGCGCTTGAATGGCGTAGATGTGCCGTACAGTGCGGGTACGCAGCTCGTTGGTCCGAAGCATGGTTCGCTCCCCGGTGCGGCTATCGTGGCGTGGAACATAATAATACCTGTTAACGCTACCGATTATGTTCAGCTAGTGTATTCGTCGGACTCCGGCAACACTGTAGTAGCCACTTATCCTGCGGGTACTGCGCCAGTGCACCCCGTATCCCCTTCCCTCATCCTTACAGCAACGTTTGTCTCAGCGCTGTTCCCATGATAAACTCGATCAACCCCTTCTCAGCGAGGCATAAATGAGCCCATATAAACCAGCCCAAGGTGGCTATTTAGACAGTATCCTCCCTTCAATTCTTGGCACAGGTAGCCTAGGAAAAGGAATCACTGCCGGTCTCGATGCCTACAGTAACCGCAGTGCTGGTGCCCAACCCCCTGCTCAGGGTCAAGGTTACGCTGCTGGTGGTACTCCTGACACTCGTTCAATTCTTGAGCAGCAGGCGGAAACAGTACCCGGCTACGGCCAGCAAGGGCGAGACTTTGGCCGAGAGATTCTGTATAGGCAGTACCTCCCTCCGACGAAACCCCCAGTTGCACCTCTTTCAGTTGATGCGAATACAGGTAAAGGACTCTCAGCCTTGTCAGAAAGCAACTCTGCTTTAGGCGGAAACGATAGTTTGCAAAAGGGCCATACTCCGGGGGAATTTGGCCTACCGGGGGCTACAACTAACGCCAGCGGGGACAGTGGGCCGACAACAGGACTGGCTTCTTTCGGTAACAGCCTAGCCGCTACGCTAGGCAATATGGGGCTTACAGGGCTGTCTACATCTATTGCGCAGTCTGTTGACCCAAATTATGGGCATGAAGGTCGGCACTCGTTATCCGCGCCTACTGTTGATACCAGCCCCATGGGCCCTGCACTAGATACTGCTATCGGCCCTGCACTTGATGTTGATTCCACCGATGTATCTTCTACTGAAACTGGCCCTAGTAGTATGGGGTTTGGTATTGAAGGCGGCGGCTACGGCGGCATGTCTGGTGATGGTGACGGGGGTGGCGGCGGTGCTGATGGAAGTGGTGGCGGTCCCGGCGATAGTGGCGGCCCCCGCGCTCGCGGTGGTGTAGTTGGGCAATACGCTCGTGGTGGTTTGTCTACCCTCGGCTCTTACTCTGATGGTGGCCGACTGCTTCGTGGCCCCGGTGATGGCGTGTCTGACTCTATCCCCGCTACGATTGGTAAGAAAAGGCAACCCGCTCGGCTTGCCGACGGTGAATTCGTGGTGCCTGCACGTATTGTTTCTGAGCTGGGTAATGGCTCTACTGAAGCTGGTGCACGTAAGCTGTACGCAATGCTGGACCGTATCCAAGCCAACCGCAAGAAGTCTATTGGCAAGGGTAAAGTGGCTGCAAATAGCCGTTCCGATAAGCAACTGCCCGCATGAAGATTCAGTACGTTCCACTCGAATGGGTGAACTACACATGGGACAAAGTAGAGGGGTTCATCTCCTCCGCGCTAGAGTATGCAGATGGGGACTACACCACAGACCAAGTTAGGACTCTGGTGACTTTAGGGCAATGGTCGCTGATTGTTGCGGTAAGTGATGACGGTGAGATTCAAGGTGCCGCCACTGTAAGTTTTGTTAATCGCCCGAGTGATCGGGTTGCGTTTGTTACCACTATCAGTGGCAATTTAATTAGTAGCGTAGAGACGTTTCAGCAGCTTAAGGACTACGCAAAGTCCATGGGTGCTACAGCTATCGAAGGCGCTGCTAGAGAGTCAATCGCAAGGCTATGGCAACGCTATGGCTTCAAGGAAAAATACCGTATTGTTGGGGTAAAACTATGAAATTTAACGACCGCTCAATGGCCCTGCTGGGTGTTCCAGACTTGCCCCTCAACGCATTTGTTCGCAAAGCAAGTGGCGGGATTACTCCTCAAAGCGGTGGCAACACTACCAACACTACAACGCAGTCCACTGAACTCCCAGCGTGGCTTAAGACGTATGCTGAAGAAGGGTTGAAGTCGGCATCGGACCTAACTAAACAGCCATACCAAGCATTTGAGGGTAACCGGATTGCTGGCTTTAGCCCGTTGCAAACTCAGACACAAGAGGCCGCAGCAAACATGACCCCTTCTGCGGGTACTCAAGCTGCTATGGGTACTACTGGTGAAGTTGCAGGTAGAGCTTTAGGCACTAACTACGACGCCGGACAATTCCAAGGTGGTCAATTTGGCGGTGCCGAGGCCCAACAATATATGAATCCCTACATGCAAAATGTGGTGGATATCCAAAAGCGCGAAGCACAACGCCAGTCTGGCATACAAGGTACCCAACAACAAGCCCAAGCAGCCCAGTCCGGTGCCTTCGGTGGTAGTCGGGACGCCATTATGCGTGCTGAGCGCGAGCGTAATCTGGGAACTCAGATGGGTGACATCCAAGCTCAGGGTTCTAATTTGGCCTTTCAGCAGGCACAGCAGCAGTTCAATGCCGACCAAGCCCGCCGTATGCAGGCAGAACAGCAAGGGGAGCAATCACGTCAATTTGGTGCTGGGGTTGGGATGCAAGGGTTGAATACGGCCCTATCGGCTGCAGGACAGTACGGCACTCTGGCGGGTCAGGAATTCCAACAGGGTATGGACGTTAACCGTCTGCAAAATGCCTATGGTGCCCAACAGCAGGCTATGCGACAGCAGGGTTTGACTCAGAGTTACGATGACTTCCAACGCCAACAGCAGGACCCGTACAACAAACTGAGCTACATGGCAAGTCTAGTGCGCGGCACTCCGGGTATGACTTCTACGACTACCGGCACTACACCTAATCCGTCATTTCTCCAGACCGCTGGTTCTCTGGGTATGGGTGCTTATGGGCTAAAGAATTTCTTCGCTGACGGTGGTAGTGTTGACAGCCAACAGAATATTGAGAGCATCGTCCGCACGTTGTTGGACCCACAACTTGACCAAGCTGAAAAAGCGGCGAAGGTCCGTGGTGATGCCGAACAGCTACGGGTCATTCAAATGGAGAAAGCTGCCCGTGCGTCTATGCGACGCGGTATTGGTTCCGTCCCCGTAGATATGGATAAGATGATGCCGACCGCAGAGGGCATGGCCCGTGGTGGTATTGTTGCTTTTGCCGAAGGCGGTGGTAGTACTGTAGAAGGCGAAGATGATGATGAGTACCCAACAATGCTAACGGGTGCTTATGCGCAAGATGCTGGCAATCCTGATATGAACGCCCTAGGCAACGCTGGAATGTTGAAATCCGCACAGGATATTCAGAACGCTAAGTACGAACCATACACACCAGAGATGCGTGCAACGCAGATTAAACGCACCCGTACTGAACTAATGGAAGGTATGGGGGCTAGCCCGTATGATGCGCAGCGCAAGGAAATCGAGCAGATGAAGGCAGACTCTGCTGCTAACTTGAAGCAAGGTAAAGGTCTCGCCGCACTCCAAGCTGCCTCGGCTATGCTAGAAGGTGGTAATGCTGTTCGGGGCCTTCTTAAAGGTGCGGGTGCCTTCGGTAGCGCATATAGTGAAGCTGTCCGTGCAGACCAAGCGCAGAAACGTGCCTTGCAGAATATGCAGATTAACTTGGCTGATGCTGAGCGTAAAGAGAAGATGGGCCTTAACAAAGAAGCTATTGCGTCCGCTAACCAAGCCCAAAAAGATCAACATGCCGCACAAGTGTTTGGCGTGGACAAGGCTAAAGCTCTCGGTGTTGTGTATCGTGGTATGGCAGCGGCTAACAAGCCCGGTGCAGCACCTAAACCCGCAGCAGAGCCTAAGCTCGATGAGGCAACATTGCGAGACCTGACTAAAAACCTTATGGCTAAGGCTCCGGTAATACCGGGTGAATCTTTAGAAGACAGACGAAGCAGGCTCGGTGCTCAGGCAGGGATGCAGATACTTTCTACGAAGGGCGTTCGTTCAACAACCAGCGTAAGTGATGTCGGGGGCACGAGAGCGGGACTTATGGGCTCGGACCTCACCATATCGGCCACCAAAGCTGCTAACGAAGCATACAACAAGGCGTTCGACAAAATCCGATTTACTAAGCAGTACATGAATGCGTCCCCTAGTGAGCAGGCAAGACTTGCTGGCGAACTAAAAACAGCAGCAAGAGCGGATTTTGACTTACCTCCACTCGGTGCCGCTGCCCCCGCCGCTGCCCCTGCTGCTAGGCCTGTAGCTGCTACTGACTTTTATGCCAAATGGGCTACACTCAAGTCAGGGCAAACATTGGTTGGGCCTGACGGTAAAACATACATTAAGAAGTAAGGATTCGTTATGGCTTGGACTCCTCCTGCTGATGCTATTACAACACCAGCGGCTACTACAGCCAGCGAAACTTCTTGGACCCCACCCAGCGATGCAGAAGAGCAGGGGGCTCGCGGGCTGTCTGCTATAGGGCCATCCACCATGCGTGGACTTCGTGGGCTTGTGTCTTTGGGTGGCGATGTTATCCCAGCCATGTGGGCTCACGCTATCGGCAATAAGGCTGAAGCAGAAAAGCAAATGCAGGAGGCTGCGGCCTACGGCAAGGAAACTGAAAAGCTGTATCCATCTGCAATTGGTTCGTATGAGAATATTAAAGGTCTGGGTGACTTCGGTACTTATGTTGTTGAGGCCGTCGGTGAGGCTATACCAACTTTAATCCCTAGCTTGTTTACTGGTGGTGCTGCGACAGTGGCTGGGCGAGGTGCAGTTGTTGCCGCAAAGATGGCCGCAGAAAAAGCTGCTGTAGCGCAAATAGCTAAAGGCGCAACCCAAGCGGAAATCAAAGCCGCAGCTATGAAGGCAGGCGTAGCCGCAGCTAATAAAGTAGCCCTGAAGTATCAAGCTACCGGCGCAGTTGCAGGCTCTGCCGCACAGAACATTCCCGATGTTTTCCAGAATATCTATGAGAAGACAGGCAAGATGGACTTGGGCGCGGCTATTGTGGCCGGTGGGTTTAACGCTGCACTAGATGCAATAACCCCAGTTCAGCTACTGCGTAAGGCTACGGCGAGTGGCATATCTCCGAACGAAATCGCTGCGGCTTGGTACAAACGTGCCGGTAAGGGTCTAGCTAAAGGGTTCGTGACAGAGGGCGGTACTGAGGCAATTCAAGAGATGTCTAGTGCTGCTGCCGAAAAGTTTGTAGACAACAACCTCAACTTCTTCACCGAGAAAAACTTTAAACGCTTTCTGGATTCCGGTCTTAAAGGCGGTATCGGCGGCGGAGTCATCACGGGTGCTACAGACGTAGCTTTCGGCAAGGGGCCAGAGAGAACAGACATTACGAAGAAGACTGGTGACAACACAACCACTATTTCGACTGACACCCCGCTTACACCTGAGCAAAAAGCGCAGATGGGGGGCACATCTGCTGCTACCAAAGCACCTACACCTACACCGACAGCCAAACAACAGGCTCGGCAAGATACAGTTGAGCAGCGTGCGCAAGTTATTGAAGAGCAGTATGGAATTACACGGGATGACGCCGTGCGTATGGCTGAGGATGATGTCGCTGCGGAAGAAGCAAAGATCAAAGGACTGTCTACAGAAGCCCCGGATACTCGGGTTAAGACTCGTGCCGTAGAACTTATTGACTCTGGTGTAGAACCCGAGCAGGCGTACGCTACTGCGATGCAGCAAATCCAAGACGAGCTGGAAGCCGATGCCCAAGCTAAAGAAGAAGGTGCCCTAGATGTTACAGGAACTAAGCCCAAGCCAAGTCGAAAAAGCACTGGAGTGGCTAAGCAACCCATTGCAGTCGCCCCTGCCGCAGGACCTGAAGCACTTACACGAGATGGAGTGGTTCCTACTGGGGAGGATGTTGGAGTCCCTGCTGTGGGAGAAGAGCAGCAGCCCGGTGCATTAGCCGAAACTCAATTTATACCGCCAATTGACGCAATAGAAACCGCTACAACCCAAGAAGGAGTCCCTACAAGTGTCATTACGCCCACTCAAGCCATCGAAACAAAACCGAAAAAACAAAAAGCAGCAGCCCCAGCCGCAGTAGTAGTCCCTGAAGTACCAAAGGTTGACGTAGCAGCAGCATCTGTTGCAACCGACCCGGCTGAAATCCAGCAGCACCTTGATGCCATTGAGACTGAAGGAGCTACGTTGCTATCTAAGGATGGCCGATTCCCCAAGAAGGGGACCGCTAAACGCACTCGGCTGGAAGAGATCGGCGCGTTGAAGCGTGACCTGACTGCTAAGCTGCAACCCGCAATAGCCGAAGCCCCTACGCCCACTGGAACCAAGACCGAGCTATCGGAGGAAGAAAAATACCAAGCACAAGAAGCTGCGATTAAAGCCGATGATGAAGCACTAGAAGCTGCGATTAAAGCTGACGACGAAGCACAAGCAGCATGGGAGGCTAAGAAAGCTAGAGTTGAAAGTATGGGTGTACAAGCTGCCCGTACAGCATTTGACCAAAAAGATGATCCTGAACATGGTGGCGATATCAACCGGGCTATTGAAGCGTACAGTGGCAATCTTGGAGACACACTAGCCGAAACACGTACAGAACGTGGGGAGCAGCCCAACGAACGAGACTCGCTAAATGATGCCGCAGACCGTGCGTTTAATGCTGAAATAGAGAAACTTAAAGCCAAAGCCCCTGCGCCCACTGAAGCCAAGACCGAAGCCAAGACCGAAGCCAAGACCGAAGCCAAAGAACCTGATGATTGGTACAGTTTTGTTGATGATGCTAAAGAACAAGCAGAGCAGGAACTTGCTGAAGAAAGAGAAGGCGGAGGTGGGGCACGGGAGTATGAAGGGTATGTTCGTGATGTTAGCAAGAGCCCGTTTGTGCAAGCTCCCCCGTCCAGAATTGGCCCCTTGCTCAACGCTGAGCTTGCAGAGGAGCAGCGGAAGCGCCGTGCGCCTAGTGCTACAGAAGAAAAGGCTGCGGCCAAGGCTAAGGAAAAAGCTGAACTTGCCTCTAAGGAAGAGCAAGAAAAAGCCGCCGCTACTGAACGCGATGCGGAAGCTGAAAAACGAGCTGGTGCTATTGACGTAGTGGCTATGGCCCCACAAATTCTTGGTGCGCTCCAAGAGATCGCCAAGTCCAAGGCATTCCCGGAAAGCATCAGAAAGGATGCTGAGCGGTACCTTAAAGAAATCGCCAGAGCAAGCAAAGAGAACGAAGCCCCAGAAGGCAGTCTTGAGCCTGCGTACCATTTCGTCGTTGCGCAAGCTAGCAAACCCCGGTTCATGAGAACTGGCATTAAATCACTCCCATCTATCGGCAAAGACAAAGTTCAGGCTATTGTGGACTTGCTGGTTGCTCGTTGGAAGAACGCCCCTACGGTTGTGGTTGCCGACAATATTAACGATGCAGTAGTACCAGAAGCACTGCAAAAAGCTGACGCGGAGGCTAAGGCTAAGGGTGCTACGGGTGTACCTGCTGGTGTCTTCTACAAGGGCAAGGTCTACATTTTTGCCGACCAGATGAAGAGCCCCACTGAGACGATCAGAACTCTGTTCCATGAGTCGCTCGGCCACTTTGGCTTGCGTGGTGTATTCGGTGCAGACCTTAAGCCTATTCTCGAACAGGTTGCTCGTGACCACAAAAAGCAGATCGAGGCTATCGGCGAGAAGTACGGCCTTGACCTGAGCAAAGAAGAAGACGTGCTGGAGGCAGCGGAAGAAGTCCTAGCCAACCTAGCGCAGACCAAGCCTACTATGGGTGTGGTGCAACGTGCAATAGCTGCTGTGCGTAGATTCATGCGCCGTGTTGGTATGGACGTAACCCTGTCTAATAATGACCTGATCGCTAACTACATCCTCCCAGCCCGTGCCTTTGTTGAAGGTCAGCGTATTGATCGTGTAGTGGATGGCGCACCGGGCTTTATGCGTACCGAGGAAGAAGCTGAGCTGACTCCTGAAGAAGAGAAGGTGCGCAAGGATACTGTTCGCAATGAGCAGCAAATTGAGATGGATGTGAAGAAGGCGCAGTTCAAGTTTGCAGAGTCTGCAAAGGCACAGAAAGCAGCCGAAGGGGTATCTGCACTTCAGATGGCTAAGGACCCGCGCAAGTCTATCCCAGCTATGCGGGCTCTATGGAAGTGGGCTACGAGATCGCAGCGTAAAGTATTGGCTAATGCAGTACCAACAGGGTTCTTGGTTGACTGGGTCGGCGGCGCAATCCCCGAGATGAAGAACACCTACACGCTGCTGCAACGCATGGGTGGTATGACTGACCAACTTCTGAACGCTACAGGTGAACTCACGAACGAAGTAAACCGCGCCTTCCAAGCAGACGAAACACTGCGGGGTAAGTTGGACAAAATAACTTCCGTAGCTACTCTAGCTAAGATAGACCCAGCAGAAATTGACACTGCTGAACGAAGCGGAGACCTAGACAAGGCATGGAAAGAGCTTGGCCCTGAAGGTCAAAAAGTCTACAAGCGTATTCGAAACCACTTCGATGTGTTGTCCAAGTATCTGTCTAAGCTGTTGGATGACCAAGTTGCTAGCCTAAACATTACGCCGGAAGAAAAATCCAACCTGACTAAGAAAATTCGAGCTACGTTCGAGCGCGGCAGTCGGATTAACCCGTACTTTGCTTTGGTGCGCAATGGTGATTTTTGGTTATCTATGGGTTCCGGCGAAAACCGCTTGTTCTTTATGGGCGAGACTGAAGCAGAACGTGATAGTGTTGCTCGGGAGTTTGCTGCTGAGAAGATTAAGCGCAAGGATGGGGAGTCTGATGCCGCATACAACAAACGTGTGGACGAGAAACTAGCTGAACTTGAGAAAGATAGTGAGTTCGAAATGGGGGATGACATTACGTCACTGCGTAATAAACCGTACTTCCAAGGCCAGAGCACAATGCTCAGTGGTGTATTTGACGCCATCGACGGCATTAACTTTGCCGACCCCGAAGCAAGCGCGATGTTGAAGGACTCTATCTACCAGACGTTCCTAGAGACGATGCCTGACCAGAGTTTCCGCAAGCAGTTTATCCACCGTAAGGGTGTTGCTGGCTTCCGTGTCGATGTGCTCCAGAACACTGCCCATACTTCCGCACGTATGGCTACACAGCTTGCTCGCATCAAGTACTCTCCACTCCTGCGCAATTCGCTGTCGGCAGCAAAGGACTCTATCCGGGGACGTAGGGCGCTCGACCCGTTCGTTGACGCTATGGCTGCTCGTGTAGATCACGCACTTACACCCAAGGTAAAGTCAACAGCCTCTGATGTGGTTAGTGCGCTCAACAAGGCGTCGTTCATCTACTACCTGAGCGGTGCATCTTCTGCGCTATTGCAACCTCTGAGCATTCTACAAACAGGTATGCCCGTGTTATCAAAGTACGGTGTAGTTGCTGCTACTCGTGAAATGGGTAGTATGTTCAAAGTGTGGAACCAAGTCGGCGCATATAAAACTAATCTGGATGGGTCAAAATCTTGGGTGGCCCCGTCAATCCTGTATGGTAGTGATATGACTCCGTTGGAACGCAAGGCTTACAGAGCAGCAGCCGAACGTGGCCTCTTTGCTTCTACCCAAGCTGCGTCTGTGTTTGAGTACAAAGCTACGCCGACTGAAAAACTTCAGGGGCCTAAAGAGAAGTTCGCTCGTGGTACTGTGGATGCGCTGGTACTCGGTGGGCTGATGAACTCTTCGGAACGTCTGTCTAGGGAGCTAGTGTGGAAAAGCTCATTCCGGCTGAACATGAAGAAGCACGGTGACTTTACTCGTGCAGTAAACCAATCTGTAGACGATACGAACGAGTCACTTGGCGATTACGGTGAGAGTGCTCGACCTGTGTTTATGAATGGGTTAGGCGGTAAGTTACTGACGCAGTTCATGATGTACCCGCTGACCATCACTGCGTTCTTGGTGAAAAACTTTAGGGACATGATTAAACCAATGAGTGGCGGTACCCGTGCTGAAGCCTGCCATAAGTTCTTTGGGGCTCTGGGCGCTACTTACGTGCTCGCTGGCATTACTGGCTTGCCTATGTTTAGTACAGTGATGGGCATGATTGGTGCTGCATGGGAGCAGTTAAAAGACGATGACTGGCCTGAAGAAATGCGTGCCCTAGGCTTCGAAGCATGGTGGGCAAATATATGGCTGCATGAACAACTCGGTGAGACAAAGATTGATGGCGTAGCGTTGTCAGACCTCATTCTCCGGGGTCCTGTAAATGCGTTTACTGGAGTCGATATAGCTGGTCGTACTGGCGCCAACAACCTTTGGTTCCGAGACTCGAAAGAGAGTGGCACTATTCGGGAGAGCATAACTGCAACGGCGCTGGAAAAAGCTGGACCGTCGGCGAATATGATCTTGTCCGCAGCGGACGGAGTCGATGCTGCCTTCCAAGGTGACTACGCCAAAGCGGTGAAAAAATGGGCACCTGCCGGGTTCCGTAATTTCATCACTGCTCACGAGTTAGTTACCGAGGGTGCTAAGAACAACAAGGGCCAAGAAGTCCTGTCAAAAGATTCTGTCAGCACGGGCATGGCAATCGCGCAGGTTATTGGGTTCCGGCCTGACCTTCTTGCGGATACACAGTCTGTTGCGTTCAAGGTTATTGGTGCTGAGCAAAAAATCTTGCAGGAAGAGAATAAACTGCTGGATAGGCTGGACAGAGAGTATCGGAACAACAATGTCGATGCGTATATAAAACTGTTCGATAAAGTGGATGCGTTCAACAAGAAGTATCCATCGCACGCAATTGATGAGGATAAGATATCTAATTCGCTGCTGAAGCGTGAAGAGCTACGGGGCATGTCATACCACGGTGTTGTACCTACTGAGCGTAACGTGGTAAATATAGGCGCAATGAAACACGTGGGTGAGCGGGCTGCGGAAGCTGAGCGTAAAAGCAAAGGCCAATAAAAAACCCCCGGTCTTGCCGGGGGTAAAGATGGTATCAACTGCGTGGTCAGTGTAACTCAAGTTCGCCAGACGCGCAGTCCTTTCACCCCTTCAACGATTACCACCTGCATGATGACTTCTATCTTCAGTCGGTGGGTTGTCTCTAGGATGGACAGCTTAGCTGCGCGGTGGTCGATGCAGGGTACAAAGAACGAGTACCCCTTACGAAACTTTGCCCAGTTAATCTGATACGAGACTGTCTCTATCTTCATTCGCGCTGAGTATTGCGTCTACTTGCAGGAACTCAGAGTTTGCAGCATCGAACTTGAGCACGCGCACTGCTGGGGATACAACCTTCATGCCCTTAGCCATACGCTTGTTAGTTGCCTCCATAAATATTTTTAACTCGCCAAGTTTTGCTAGTAGTGCCTTGTAGTTGATCTGCCGCTCAATGCAGAAGTCTTTAAACTTCTTGGCCGAAATGTACAGGTGCTTTGTGTCTGGCTCGATACGGATAAGCAACTCACCCCGTGGCTCTAGGGTCGGCATCGCGGACAGACTACTTCGTGCATCCACTTCACCATTAACCACCAGCGTATTCATGATATGAGAGTTGATGAACTCGCCGAGGGCCGAGACTGGTGAGGACGTAGGGGGCTTAACATCGTGGCGCATATCAGCCAGCATTGTCTTCAGCCATGCGTACACAGCAGCCATATCGTAGTCGTGCAGACCGAGGTTCCTAGCGATCAAACCACCAGCAATATTGCACGCAGCTTGTGCCGACCAGAAACGCTCTCGGCTAGTGAACTGTACTTCCTTGTCGATGCGAGCCTGTACCTTCTTGACCAGCTCTTTCGCTTCCTCAAGGTTGTTGAGCAGCCAGCTAATATAGATTTCACCAGCGTGCCCATAGTTCTCCAGAAGCTGATGGTCAAACATCTCTTTGCCTAGGGCCACGCCGATAACGTCGTTGGGCTCAATCTTGTACTCCATCAAGCGCACGGACTCACCATCTGGCGTGTTCTTGAACATGGACAGCTTCTCATGAAAGCTAGCGTTGGCGGAGGCCAGTGTCATGTTCTGCCATGAGGTGTTGTTCAAACGCAGTGCGTTGGTTGAGCCGGTCATACGGTTCTTGCCTCGACCATGACTGATGCCGTAAGCCAAGTCCGAGAACTCTTTGGGCAGCATGTTTGTGATCTCGTCAATCGTATTGGGCAGGTTGTTCATCACACCCAACTGCTGCATCTTGGCGTTGAGCGTGTCCTTCTCGATTGCCATCAGCTCCTTGGGTTGCCCATACACACTATTGCACATACGCAAGATAGTGGACTTACCCGAACCTGCCATCTCGTAGATCACGTTGATGATCGCACCGTCCAAGCCAGTAAACTTTATAAGTGGTGAACCGAATGCTGTCAGTGCTGCAAACGCATGGGGCTCCATACCGGGCCGAGCGTATAGATTGAACACTTCCTTCCACTTCTCGAAGTCACCCTTAGCGTGAATCTTCTCTGCAAAGAACTCTGTTGCCGCAGTCGGCGGGCTGTAGAACGTGCCGTCCTTAGTGATCTCCCTATCCCCCATGATGAACTTACTGTCACCCTCTACCCAACCAAATTGTGTTCTCATAATGTCTGCTTTCTTTGTATATTGCATGTTCTTGACGAACGTAATTACGTATGTCGCTAAATTCTCGTACTGCTTGTGGTGCGCCATCACACCTTGCTGGGCTAACGCTTTACGCAACTCATCCTTGGATGAAATGGCTGCTGTAGATATTGCAAACTCTCTGACCCCATCGTGAGGTAGGTGCAGCCTGAACAGGATAACTTCCCCTGCTGCCGGGTCTCTCATCCGCTTGACCACATAAAAATCGTGTTCGTAAACCAGCTCTGGGTCTGACTCCTCTTCCGCAGGCTTGCGGTATATGCCGCCGTTCTTGCCACGGAAAAATGGAAATGGATACTCAGGTATCGTTACTATCTCTATGCCGTCTTCGGTCTCAACTAAAACTTCGTCGTCGTCAGCTTCTTCTATCTCGGTACCCAGAACGATGGGAGATTTAATTTGACCTTTGTGTACACACTTGTCACAGCCACCGGGTCGCAGCTTTTCAAATGTCTCACAGCGATGAGGCCCGCCGTTCTTAACAATGTTATCCACCTTGCGCTCGACTTCACGAATGTCGTAGCCTGCATGGCCCTCAGACATCTTCTGCGCAGCTTTGTCCTTGTCGATACAGAACGCAGTGATCGAGAGCGCCGAGCGCCACAGCGGCTCCTCTAGCGTCGCCTGATTCTCAAAGCAATACATGAGTTGGTCGCAACCTTCTCCTGCCACTGCCGACTTAATCATGATCGTCTTGAACCGCTTAACCTTGTTCCCCATCAACGCTTCCATCATGGGACTCATTGCGCGAGGAATAAAGTCTGGGCGCTCAGGCTTGGGGTCGGCTGCACCGAGCAGCCCTTTCATCTCTGCGTAGGGTATACGGTCGCTCTGGTCGTTGATTACCTCAACGAGCTTTGGTTCTGTCTGCTTGAAGTTGAACGTGCCGGGAATACGCAGGATGCGCGATGCTTCGAAGACTGATGGGTCCACGATGAAGCACTGCTCAACGCACAATTCTCGGAGTCGGTCGGCAAGAGGTTCCCACTCTGCACGGGAGACCACCTCTTCAAGTAGCCAGTATGCGTGAATCCCATAACCGGAACTCACTAGGATTGGTCGGGGTAAGCTGACTGCCTTGCAAAACTTTTGGAACTCGCTAAGCCCTGTTGCTTGGTCGATGTATCCCTTGATGACGCCGTTCTCATCTGGTACTGCCTTTGAGGGGCCGCAGTCGATGTCCATCCATAGTGCGCGGAAGTGCAGAGCATTAGCGTGTGTCCTGTTATTCAGGAGGCCGTACTTGGCACATCCAAAATAAGCATCGACTTGCTTCGCTACCAGCTTCTCTACTATCGCATCAAGTTCTTCCCTAGTATCTACAAACTTTTGGTCTGGGTACCGCCCAATCCCCATCACGCAGTACCGCCCTTCTGGAGGCAATACAGCATCTAGCAGATCAAAATCGGACATGTGTGTTTTATTGTTTGCGGTTTCTGAGAGTGTTGACGTACTTGGTAATCTTGCCAACATGTCCGGCGCTTGGGGACACTGTGCCCCAAAACCAGTTGTAGACAGTAGCCCGACTTACGCCGAGCTTAGCTGCTACGTCATTAACAGGAATACCAAGTGCAATACAACGCCTGCCCAGATACACGCCTAGCGAGTTGGCATCAGCTTCGTTATTAGCGTCAACCAGCCGCTGGCTGTATCCATAAGACATAGTTACTCCTCGTTGCTCCATGCCTTCAGCACAGAATCCATATCCCGGCTACCAGTCGGTGTGGGTGCCACAGTCTTCTTGCTTTCGCGTTTGACTGGCTCGGCGACTTCTTCCTCTGCCTCACGTACCCTGCCTTTACCAGCAGCATAGGCCATCTCGGAGTTAGCTTCTTTGCTTGTTCCGGTGACTTTGTCCTGCATCAGCTTAGGAGTGTTCGTCTGTGCTTGGTACGGAGTCATAATCACGAGCTTCTGCACCTCGGGGGTATTGGCGACTTTGGTAATGACATCGTAGTGATGGCGCTTGATGTGCTCGACAGCAGTGAACAGAATTGACTGGTTGTCATTGTTCTCGTTGAAGCTCAACTGAGTAATGTAGTAGTCAAGGCTCTTGCCGTTGTTGCCCAAGTACTTGATGTAGTTCTCAAACACATGGGTTGTCTCAGAAGCACTCTCACCGAACAGAGACTTAGAGGCCAAGTTCATTTGATAGACTTCACCTTCGAGCGCAGTGCCGAAATCATCTTCCAGCAGAACAGCGATACGGCGAGAGTAACGGCAGGCTTTAGAGTTGCCCTGACCCGAACCCTTGATGTTGCGCTGGCAGCTATCGCATCGTGCTGACTGCGGATTTACAGAACCAGCATCAGGGGCGTTACCGTCATTGGAGAAGCAGTCCGGTGCAGTTGGCTCGGCATCGGGTGTCCACTGCTTAGCGTAGAAGATGCGTCCGACTTTAGGCGAGGAGTTGACGATGATGACGTTCAGATCACCCTTGACCTTGCCCATCTCTTTGCCGCCAATTTCCTTGCGGAAGATACCGTTCTTAGGAACGATGCGTTTTGTACCTGACGTACCCATAAGGGATTTTGTGAGGTCACTGATACCCGAGGTTTGCAGGAAGTCGGGAAGGGCTTGGTCGATAACTGTAATATTGCTCATTTGGTTTCTTTCAGGATTTGGAACGTCTAACTACCACGGTGTACTCACTCTCAACATTCAGGCCCATAGGCAGAAGGTCAGGATTCTCTTCGAGGAATGACTTCATGTTTGTCTGATGCAGTCGTTTCTCTAACAGGGCAAATGCACCTTGCTGTTCAATGAAGGTGTACATCGAATCCCAATCATTCGTCCAGTACCGTGACTTAACTGAACGGATGATTGTGCCGTGTGGGGTTTTAATGCTGCTGGCGTTGATGGTCTTACACGCATCTAACATACCAGCTTCCAGCAGCTTGGCTTGTTCTTCGAGCAGCGAGTCTTTGCCGTCGTACTCTGCTTTCAACTGTGCTCGTGCGTCTCGTATTTTTAAGAACGTCTCGGTCAACTTGTCTAAGTTGGGAATCGGTCTATCCTCTGAAGTTTCTTCAGTCATCTAATGCTCCTGATGGTTAATGAAAGTGTAGGTACTCGCTGCACTGTTTGCAACACACCAACAACGAATCGCATCAGAGTTGCAGCCCTGACCAGCATCCGCTTTCCCTACAGAACCGACTATATCACAGAGTTGGACATTGTCAAACAGTTTCTGAAGATAATTCTTGTCGGTACAGATCAATTATTTTCTGGTGGTTGCCGACGTTGTTGCGCAGCATGGAGTAGAGTTTAGCTTCAACGGGACTGCCAGAGATATGCACGATGGTCATATTGTTCTTCTGCCCCGGTCGGTCGATACGTGCGTTTGCTTGCAAGTATGTTTCTACACTGGTACATGGAGCGTACCAAATAATTGTGTCGGCGGCAGTCAGGGTTAACCCGTGCGATGCAGCTTGCGGCTGAATGATGAGCACCTTAACATTGTTAGTCTCTTGGAAGTCCTTGACAATATCGCTGCGTTTATTTACGTTGACTTCGCCGTTGATTACTGCGCAAGTGATGTGTTGCTTTTCGAGGTGTCTTCTTAACAGGTCTATGGTATGTGTAAACGGAACGAACACGAGAACTTTGTGGCTTGACTCGTCGATCACTTCCTGCACCACGTTGAGTCGGATAGAAGCATCGAAGTCCACGATCTCATGGGAGTCGGTGTAGACAGAGCCACATGATATTTGCAGCAGCTTACTGACCTGTACTGCGGCGTTGACTGCGCTGATCTCTTCCCCTGCGGCGTCAATCAACATCTGGGACTTCAGCAGCTTATAGAAACCACGCTGCTGTGCTGTGAGTGGTGCGTCTCGGTCTACGTAAGTAACAGGAGGTAGGTCAAGACATTGCGCTTTCTCAAACCTTATCGCAGGCTGTAGGATTCGGTGCACGGTAGTTTGCGCATCTGGCTTTGGTAGCCAGCGGTACATGCTCACCTTGGTCATCACGGTATCTTTGAACTGACCGAAGAACGGAGAGACTGACGTGGGGTTAACGAGCTTAGCCAATCCATAAGCATCCGCAGGTGACTGAGCAGCCGGTGTACCCGTGAGCATCCACAAGCCCTTGATTACTTTGTTGAGGTCACGTAGGACTTTCCATCGCGCCGTCTGTGCGTTCTTGTATGCCGATGCCTCGTCAACTACGATGAGGTCAAACCCACCATCAAGGATTTCCTTCTTGACGATATCGACACCGTCAAAGTTAATGACGACGAACTCGGCACCGCTTCTAATTATTTCTTTACGCTTAGTCGCACTGCCGTAAGCAACTGCAACGCTTCTGTGTATTGCGAACTTGAACAAGTCTTGCTGCCATGCCGACTTCATGATCGACAGCGGACAGATCACTAACACTCTCTTAATAGCACTAACACTCATCAAGTAGTCAACTGCCCAGATCACCGATGCAGTCTTGCCTGTGCCCTGCTCGTTGAAGCAGAACGCTTTGCGGTTGGATATCAGGAAGTCAGCGGTAGTTTGCTGGTGTGCAAACGGTGTGAATCCATGTGGACGGGGCCATTGATACTCTGATAATTTCATTTTTTCTTCGGCTTGTTGACCTTGACTGTGTGGTCTGAATTACGACTGAACGAACGGTTGGCGCTAGGTGCTTTGAGTTTCAAGTTGCTCGGCGCATTAGTACCACCCTTGCTCAGGGGGATTGTATGGTCGATGTCTTTGCCTGTGCGGTCAATACCTTTGGCATCCATCTCACTACGGGCCTTCTGGCGCTTCGCACGGGTAGGTGCTTCGCCTCGGGCTATTTGCTGCTGGTACTCTTTCTCATACGGGCGGGGTTTGTTTACGTAAGGCATGGTTAGTCCTTTGTGATTGCTGATAGTGCATCATTTTCCCACAGGGGTTTGCGACCGTCCTCCTCGATAGCACGCAGCATCTTACCTACTGATACGGCAACCTCCAAAAGCATTTCGTTTTTGTACTTGTTCAGTTCTTCGTGGATGATCTTACCCACCATGTTCACCACTACGCGCTCTACGATTGCCCCCACTCTGCGCTTCAGTTCATTCTCAAGGATGAGGGCGGTGTCGGTTTCTTCGTTGGGCATGATTTTCTTTCGTTATTGCGTGGTTGATTTTATATTTTGTGGTGTGGTCGTAGTTCTCTGATATTGAATACTGCATTTGGCCCACGGACTCTCATTTTGTACTTCAAGTACAAAGCTGCACATATCACTTCGCCGTTAGCAATATAAGTTTCGTATGCATTTTCAATAACATGCTTTAAGGTATAGCTGCTTATCTTTTCGTTGATAGTCTTACGTCTATCTAAGCCATCGTGCATCAACAACCATTGGACACATAAACCCACTTCACGAGTACGAATTGGTCCGTCCCCCCCAAACCCAAACTGTGTAAGTGCCGGGTACTTTTTCTGTACTTCCGTAATTGCAGCAGCGTCTATTGCTCCAGTTTCCATTTTTAACTCCTGTTGTATTCACAATCTTTCACTGCGCAGAACCTGCACAATGGTCCGCTTGTCGGATTCCACACTCCATTTTCCCTCGCCGCTTCGATACGTGCAACATCAATCGCAGACTTCGCCATGTAGGTGTCTTTGAACTCAGCAAACTGCTCGGCCTTGACGAACTCTTTGGACACCACAAACAGCAGGGCTGACTTCACCCTAACAATGTTAGGGTACTTCGCAAAGATAGCCGCAGCCACTAGGTCAAGCTGCTTCGTATCAGCGTAG